AGCAGTGGCTAACTCAATCGTATATTTTCCATCACTATCTTCTACTAAATTATGAGGTGGGTAGGCATTATAAAGATAACCACCTACTTGATTCTTCATCTTTAGCATATCTCTAAAGAGTTGCTCATGTCCCACAGTCCAAGAACAAAACTTGGAAAAGAAGGGATCATCACTCACTGTCATATATGCGTTCATATCATTTCTCCTTATAGCAAGTTGATATAACGTGATCCATTGTTGGCATCACACATATATTATAATGCATAAAGCGTTATTTGTCAAGAACTTTTTTTCTTTTTCTTTCTTTTTATAGAGCCATCTGAGTTTCTAGCAAATGAACTATTCTTTTTCCTGTCTTTTACACGCAAGTTGCTACGATTGTTAGTTCCTCCTTTGCTCAAAGGTTTTTTGTGATCAACATGCTTTCCATCTCCTTTTTTAACAAGGCCAGCACGTTCTAACATTCGTCTTGCTTTATTTCTAAGAACACGTTTCTTAATGTTTTTAGGTTTGCTCTTTGTGACTCTGTTCTCTCTTTTGTAATCCCTTGCCATAGTCCTTTCCTTTCTCTATTATTTCTTCTATACTTCTACCGCAACCAACACAGTAGCGGCCATCTTTATCTGGCTTGCATATGTTTTTACACGCCACAAGAACCACCATGTCCGGTGATATCGCAGATGTCATGTGTCTCTAAACCTTCCTCAAACTCTTCACCAAGCTTTTCTACAGCTTCAGAATACGGCACCGAAGAAAGAGGTTGTCCTCCCCTACATCCGTCAGGGTACACCGTGAAACCTCGCAACCTGTGAGCATAAGAAGCAAGAGTATTAGTAAACTCATCAACTGTATCTTCATTGTTAAGCTTACTCCCCCACTTGGGCAGATTAATGGTGCTGCTAATAGACATGTCAACATAGTCCTGTACGTCTGCCTGAAACTTCATGCGCCTCTTGTAGTCTTCCGCAAGATCAAGAGCAGACTCAATCTTGTTAGGATCAATGCCATATAGATCAATGATCTCCTGCGCTGCACTGTCTACCACATACTGGTAGTGCCAGCGATTACCACCCTTGAGATACCTACGCTTGTAGGCAACTGCAAAGATAGGCTCAACACCTGTAGAGGTGCCAGCTAAAATCCCAATAGAACCCGTTGGAGCAATGGCTCGATTAGCAACAGGAGTACTACAGCTAAGAGTACGACTAAAGTTGGCGCTAACGTGATCACTAACTCCTTTATATACCGACAACCATTTGTGAAGCCCTTCGGTAACTTCATACTTTTGTCCTCCCTTGATAAGCCATTCGTGCATACCCATAAGACCAAGACCAAGCCTACGATTTTTCTCTCTTGTCTTATAGACTTTATCGTATGGTAGCTTGGCCCTGAGTGTACCGCATAGAAGGAACTTGGTGCCAAGCTCTACTACATCTGCAAACTCTTTTAGATCGTCAATGCGCCCCATATTAATAGAACCAAGATTACAAACATCAGAATCATCTTCAGATGTAACCTCCGTGCAAGCGTTACGCAGCGTCTCATTTTCCTTCTCAAAGAAATTAAATGAGAAGCCGGGTTCGGCGGTGGATAATGCTTGTTGAACATTAGCCTTAAAAGTATTTCCAACATCTCCTGTCTTCCAGTAGTTAAGTAACCATTCAGTATCATAGTTCACGCTGATGTTTGTCATATCTAGCGGAGCATTAAAGTTAAAGTCTTGTTCTTTGACCTGACCAATGGTGAAACCTGTTTCTCCTACGGGCATGTCATACCAGTTCTTGCTGGTAAGAAACTTTTCAACATCAGCATGTTTCCAATTAAGACTAGCGTAGATAGCAGACCTACGGCTACCACCTTGCATAACACGCCTACCAATTTCATTGATCATCTGCATCTTTGGTATAGGACCAGAAGCAAGACCACCAGTGCCGTTGAGTATCCGCCCCTCTTCACGATAGACAGAGTAATCAATACCAATACCACCACCTGTCATCAGGCAGGACTCAGACTTCCAAGAAATGTCAGCCCAATCTTCTCTGGTATCTTCCTCTGCCTTGAGAAGATAGCAGTTGTTAAAGAACTTATTATCACGCCCAGCGTAATAAAGATAACGACCACCGGGAATAAATTTCAGGTCGGTGATCATACGTTTCAATTCGTCTTTGTCCTCCTTCGGCAGGTAGTCCTGACATACATCGTCTACCAGTGTAGAGGCTAGTGCATCCCATGTCTCACACCCATGATGGGCATACTTGTGTTTGAATATGTCTTCGCTAAACTTGGAGCGAAACATAGGGTTTTCGTTAGAACGAAATTGTGGCATAGCTTTGTTCCCTTTCTAATTATCGTATTCCATTTCCAATATGAGTTGGGCATAGTGGATTGCTTTCTCGATATCCTTCCTCCCCTCTCCCTTAGTGCGATGTCGAGTAATATATTTTATCACATTACCCTCCAGATAGTCAAGCCCATTAGCATGAATATATTCAACTGGTTGTATCTTGCATCCCTTGTAGTGTGATCCTCCTACCTGTTGATCCAGTGGTTTTTCTTCTTTCATACGTCTAAGATAGTAATCATAGTTGCGCTCTCCCTTTGGGTAGTTTGCCTCGTCATAGGAAAGAGTTAAGCTTTCGTCTGATTTCATTTACGTTCTCCGATGTCACGGCTTTGATTGCAAAGTCTCTAACAGTATCTGGTTCTAGTCCAGCTAAGTGACAAGTACTTTCAAAGTTCTCACATGTCACACCAACAGAGGCGAATACCCAAGCTGATGCCTGATCTCTTTGAAGGGCAGTCTCATTAGTTTCATTAGGTTCTTTTGGCTTACTCATGTCAAGAAGAGCCTGAAGTATAATAGCTAGATTAAGAGTTCTATCAGGGTCTTTCTGTGTCAGATCGTAGAGGCTATCGAAGTCGAGAATGTCACTCATCTTCTACCTCCTGAACAGGGCGATAAAATTTCCCGCCCACATAGTTATTGTAGTAGGCGGGTTCATCTGTTCCCTCTAACTTTGCTGTAAGAACTTTATAGATCATTTGAAAATAACACTCATAGTATCGGAGGCTCCTTTTATTTTTGTACTCACCGACAACCTGAAACCTGAAATGTTTCTTGCCGATCTTCTTTATGTCTTCGTTAAGATATTTACTAGAGCCTGTGTATATTCTCCAATTAGATTCTACTTTCTTACCTTTACGTGTTACATAATATTGTTTACAACCGATATAGGCTTTCTTAGTTTTCTTATTTGTTATTCTATAAACAAAGCCAAAGTTATTCTTTTTGTCAAACTCTTTATGATACTCCCAATGCGTCACCAGTTAGTCACTTCCTCCACGTCAGGTTCTTTAGCCACGTTGGTAAGATACCTACGACCGTGTGCATATTTAAACACACGAATACCTTTACCTTGATTAGCATCTGCCCAACAGTCTCTCTTATAGCCACAATAAACACAACTAACAGGAAGCTTACGGTTGCCAGACTTACCATCAGGTACATCGGAATAGCACCTATCAGGTAGATTGTCCTGTGAAACCAATCCTTTAAGGTGAGAGATTCGCTGCTTCGCATTGATCATATCCATGTGATGTAGTTTGGTAAGACATATCTCTCCTGTTGATTTGTTAATAGCAAGAAAGGCTGCTTCATTAATACCATTGGCTTCTGCATAGGCAGATATCTGTGCAACGTAACCAAAGGGATCGTCCTCTGCTAATTTATTATGTTTAAACTTGTCGAATCCAACGCCACTAGCAGACTTACAATCAACAACGACGCCATCAATAATACAATCCTGATGTCCGGTAACACCTTCTACCTCCACTTCCTTCTGTTGATCTTTAACTTCGTGTCCTGATATAGTAGAACACAGAAGCAAAAGTTCTTCAAGAATATAACCATACAGAAACTTGATACGTGTGGCTGGTGTTAGATCAGCCTGATCAAGCGGCTTGTTGACATCGTACCAGATGCGGCGGTCTGGCTTGCCAATGGCAGAGAGCCTGAGATTACCACGATCTTTGGGTGTGTCATATAAGAAATCTTTAATGTGAACCTTTAGCATTTCACCAAAGGTATCAATATGTTTGTCCACTTCACTCTCGTCCATGTCTATAGGATCAAGTGTGAACAGACTATATATGTCTTCAACGAGAGTGTCTATTGTTTTCATAATAAAAAGAGGGAGAGAGTAATTTCCTCTTCCC